ACTGTCAGCCGATGGAACCATGCGTTTATCTATGTTGGCGATGGCAACATCGTTGAGGCTAATCCCACTGGCGTAGCTATCAGCCCAGTGAGCAAGTATCCCAACATTGCATGGAACCAGCATGAGTCAATCTTGCTAGAACAACGCCTTGCCGTTGTCAACTATGCCAAGCTCACCGTAGGCAGACCCTACAACTTCTTGGTTATTATCAGTATTGCCCTTCGTATCCTCGGACTAAAATTGTTGGCTAACAATAAGACGCTTCATCGCATTAGCCAGCACGATGGTTATATCTGCTCGGAGCTTGTGGCAGAGGCGTATCGACGCGCCTCTGTTCCACTATTCGATAAGCCAGATGATCAAGTAACGCCAGGGGATTTGGCAGAAAGGTTAATCTACCAATGACATATCCATTCATCCAAGCTCGCAACTACACCAAGGGTCGTGCCGGTCATACCCCACGCCTCATCGTTATTCACACCATGGAGACGCCTGAGACAGAAGGTCGTGCCAAGCAAGTAGCCGCATGGTTCGCTGGCACCACAGCGCCACAAGCCTCTGCCCACTATATGTGCGATGATAAGCAGGTTATTCAGTCTGTCCTAGAGACAGATACCGCATGGGCTGTAGACGACTACGCCCTCAACCAAGAGTCTATTTCCATTGAGCATGCAGGCTCTGCGGCTCAAACGCCAGCCCAGTGGGGTGACGGGTACAGCGTTGCCGAATTACACGTCTCAGCGGCTCTAGCAGCCGATATAGCCCGTCGTAACCACATCCCCCTAGTGAAGCTATCACCAGAGGATGTACTGGCTGGTAAAGCGGGTTTTGTGGGTCATAACGACATTACCCTTGCCAAGAAGATAGCTGGCGGACATACGGATCCTGGCGCAAATTTCCCATGGGATTCGTACCTTAAAGCCGTAGCTATGGTACCGTAGTAGAGCTGGAACAATCCAGCTTCTCACTATAGGAGATACCATGAAGTTCAACAAAGCTATCGTAGAGCATTACCTCGCCGCACTTCTCGTTGCTGGCGTATCTATCTGGCAGACCGGTAACCATCACCTCAAGTCTGTTGCATGGGCTGCTGTTGTAGCAGTTCTTGGCCCAGTTGCCGTTGGTGCTTACAACCACTTTAAGTCAACAGCCGCAAAGTAAATTCGCGCTTGAACCGTCCCTGTGTAATCCGCAAGGATAGGCCAAACGGCTAGCGTGTGAAAGACAACACCCTTTACGCCTCTACATAAAGCGCACCAAAAGGGTTACTTGCATAAACAGTAATGTTTATCAGCCCCGCTTCGGCGGGGCTTCTTTTTTTATGCCGTTTTACTGTTAGAGGCTATCAGCCTAGCCGCCTCGTTGGGGAGCCTGACAGGCTCCACCGTAACCGCATTCGCTTCGCTCATATTATAGTCATACCCAGAGGCGACTTGTCAACTTATACCATTGGCAGATTCCATCGGCGTGTCTGGTTTGACAGTGGCGAATACCACCCTGCTATGCTCACGCCATGAACGAAACAACTGTGCAACACCGATCCTTTAGCGCCTTTACTTCATGGTTGCGCTGTGGCAAAGCATTCCAGCTAGAGCGTAACTTGCAAGCACCACAAGAGCCAGCTTGGTGGTTCGTGGGAGGCTCAGCCTTTCACGCCGCTGCCGAGGCTTTCCTACTGGCGGAATTTGAAAAGAAGAAAAATCCGACAGATGAGGTTCCATTCTAATGACAAAAGAGTTTACATTTTATGGTCGTGTATACCTAACCACTGGTTACAGCAAGCATACTGTTCGCCTTGGATTTAGCGTGGGCAAGTATGGCATTGACGCCGACTTCTTTTTCTTTTGGTTCGCGCTGGAGTGGTGATGGATGACATCGCAAACCTCAAGCCAACAACCGGTACAGAAGCCGACTATCGTAATCTCGGCCCAATCCGAGTCTGCCCCTGCGGGTCGGATCTATGGAGCGTCAAGTGTAAGTTTGACGATGACGGAGAAATCGGTATCTATTTCCTTGACATCAACTGTGCGCTATGTGGTAGCCTCGCAGTCGCAGTCACGCCACCACTAGGAGAATCACATGGGTAAAAGACACGCCAAAGTAATCAGCCAGCAGGCTTTCCAACAAGCCTTTGCTGAAACCGAAGTCGTTATGCGACTTGCACTTGGTAAGCAAATCCAGAATCTTATTGACAAGGAGCCTAACGAGATGATTAAACTTGGTCTTGACCAAGCTCGCAAGCTCGTTGCCGGAGAGGAAACCATCGCATGAGTTGGGATACCATTTGGGAAAAGGCTTTCATAGATCAGATTGCCGAGGTTGAATCTAAGTCCAGCACCAATCCTGTTGATTGGCGCGTGGGTGGACGAGCAACCAAGCAGTATCCCAACAAGGAAGACAAGAATTGGTGGGATGAGAACGGCAAGAAGATGTTCTTTGATTTCATCAACGCTTGGCAAGAATCTCAGTTGGAGATTTGGGTTAGCCCAGAGGGCGTACCTGGCATTGAAATTGGTTTCAACCAATACTTTGGCGATGTGCTTATCAAGGCATTCGCTGACTTGATTGCCGTTCTACCCACTGGCGAGCTAATCGTGGTAGACTTTAAGACCGGCAAATCAACGCCTGACTCGGCTATGCAGTTGGGCATCTATGCCTGCCTCATGGAGATGCAGTTTGGCATTCGGCCCACTCGCGGTTACTTCTACTCAGCACGAGACGCTAAGTTCGAAGAAGCTGAAGGGTTGAGTCGCTGGACAATTCCCGTCATGACTGAGTTGTTTGCACAGTTTGCGCGAGGCTTGGAAGCGGAAGTATATTTGCCTAACATCGGCATGGCGTGTAGCTCATGCGGAGTAAAGGACTATTGTTACGCCGTTGGCGGAGAGCTTTCATCAATTTACGATCCACTATCACAGATAAAATAAGGAGCAATACCATGGCAGCAGAAACAACCAAGTTCCAAGTCAACTTCAAGTTGGCTGACGGAACCTTAATCAACATCTATGCAGATAACTCAGCAGAGTTGGAAGCACAGTTGGCAACCATCCAAGACACAGCCGCACTCATCGGCTCTGTCTCGGCTTCACTTGGCAATGCCGGCAACGTCCGCAACGCCATCCAGTCTCTCGGCGCAACCGTAGTGTCAGAGACACCAACACCATCACCGTTGACCTTGGCTGTTCACCAGTGCAAGCACGGTGAGCGTCAGTTCCGTGAGTCAAAGCCAGGCGCACCTAAGGCGTGGAAGGGCTACTTCTGCCCAACGCCGAAGGGTACACCTGATCAGTGCGAGCCTAACTTCGTTCGCTAATCCGTCATGCTGTCACTACACCAAGCGGCAGCGAAAAGCACGAACGATTATGCACTGCTACCAGACCTATTCCCTTCGCTCGTAAACGAAGGGATTAGGTTTCGTAGAGGACAACTGACAATGATTGCAGGCGCACCTAACGCCGGCAAATCACTCATAGCCCTTTGGATGGCAGTTCAAATGAAAGTGCCTACGCTGTATATATCAGCAGATACAGATGGCTATACCACTGCTATCCGAGCATCGGCAATGATTACCGGTCATAAGGTTTCCACTGTCGAAGAAGCATTCTCCAGCGGTGCTGGTCAGGACTTCTACGGTCAAGAGCTAGAGAGCATTAAGCATTTGCAGTTTGACTTTGCGCCTAGCCCTACCCTAGATGAAATCGATCTTGCTATCCGTGCTTACGGCGAAGCCTATGGCGAATATCCACACATGATTATTGTGGACAATGCTATGAACGTTGTCTCTATGGCAGGCGATGACTGGTCTGGCCTTCGTGAGATTGCCAAAGCAATGCACCATATTGCTCGTGAGACAGAAGCCGCTGTTGTGCTACTGCACCACACAAGCGAAGCTGAGGGCAAGCCTGACTTGCCACCAAGCCGTAAAGCTATTCAGGGCAAGATTGCCCAGTTGCCAGAGATGATCCTGACAGTGGCTCTCGTGCCACACTCAGGCGAGTTTCGTGTCGCTTGTGTGAAGAATCGCTTTAGCAAGCACAGCGCCACCGGTGATAATTACTTGACCTTGTGGGCAGACGCTAGCCGTATGACCTTATATTCAGAGCTGAGCCAGATGCGAGTCGGGCAGACATGGAATGAGATGCGCCAATGAGTTTCAAAGAAGGGTTAGATTATTTCAACGGACAGGTTGGCGCACTTAATATGTACGACACGACCAACACTGACGAGGAAAAATTTTTTGCCAAAAAATATTTGGTGAAGCGCGAAGCGCATGACATCTGTGAGATACTAGGGCTATGAAACAATCAGATGCCATTAGGTTTGAAATCCTGCACATGTGCAAATGCGATGACTGCCTCAACGCGAAGCTTGATAAGTTCAAGGAAGCTGTAGAGAAGGAATCGAAGTGAGCGATACGTTTTATTACATCTATTCAAAAGACGAATGCGGCGTATGGTTTTGTCAACCAGTAAGGAAGTCCGATGAGTACATACGGTAAGCGCAAAGGTAGTAGTTTTGAAGTTGGTATTCTCAAGTTTCTTCGTGGCAAAGGTGTGCTAGCTGAACGTTTACGCCTAGCAGGCAAGGATGACGAAGGTGACATCGTGTGCATCGTTGCAGGTGCGCCGTACATCTTTGAGCTGAAGGCAACAGCCAAGATGGACTTGCCACAGTTCTGGCGTGAGGCTACCACCGAGGCATTTAACTATGCTAAGGCGCGTAACTTAGATGTTACGCCACCAGCTTATGTTATCGTCAAGCGCCGCATGGCGGGGCTAGACCAGTCGTGGGTTATCCAAGATTTGAACCAGTGGTTGAAAGTGACAGGGGGAATAGAATGATTTTTTTTCCTGATAAAAAATATCAAATTATTTATGCTGATCCGCCTTGGAGCTATCAAGGCAACATGATGAACAGTTCTGTTACAGACCATTATTCGGTAATGACCATTAAAGATATATGCGATTTGCCCATAAAAGATATAGCAGACGATAATTGCGTGTTATTTATGTGGGTTACTTATCCCAAACTCAATCAATTTATGCAGGTTGTAAAAGCCTGGGGCTTTGAATACAAAAGCGTTGCCTTTACTTGGGTAAAAAAGAACAAAAAATCAGATACATTTTTCTTTGGTTTAGGTAGATGGACAAGAGCAAATCCAGAAATTTGCGTAATTGCCACAAAGGGAAGTATCAAAAGACTATCTGCCGGCGTTGCAAATTTGCAGATATTTCCTATTGAGCAGCATTCTAAAAAACCAGATAAATTCCGTGATTTAATTACTGAGCTGGTGGGAGATTTGCCACGCATAGAATTGTTCGCTCGTCAGCCAGCAGAAGGCTGGGATTCTTGGGGCAATGAAGTATGATTAGCAAACCTGACCTTGGCGCCGTGCTAGAACATTACGGCGTAAAGGTATTAGATCGTCATGGTTGGGTGCCGTGCAAGTGTATTATCCATGATGATGCACAAGCCAGTGCCGCATACAACCTAGACAACCAAGCATACAACTGTCTGGTATGCAACCTACTGGGTGATGTATATGACCTAGTAGCTCGGAAGGAAAACATAAAGGAGTTTAGAGATGTTAAACGCAGAGCAGAGGAACTTGCTCACGGAAGCAGCCGAAAAATATTGCAACAGTCTCACACCACAGGCAGCCTCTTACCTAGAGGCACGAGGAATAACAGCGGAAGTCGCGCATACGTTCCGTCTTGGAAGCGTCGTGGAGCCTAGTGCCGGACATGAGCATGCAGTTGGCAGACTATCCATTCCCTACCTCACACCCGCTGGTGTTGTCGGTATTAAGTTTCGGAGCATAGATGACACAACTCCAAAATACCTCTGGCCTTCGGGTCAAAAGATTGGGCTATACAACGTACTTGATCTTCATCGCTATAGCGATACGATTGCCATTTGCGAAGGCGAGATTGACACGATTGTTGCATCGGGTATCGTGGGAATCCCTGCGGTTGGAGTTGCTGGAGTCAGTCAATGGAAGCCCTGGTTTCCTAAACTTTTTGAATCGTACACTCGCATCCTTATCTTTGCGGATAATGATGTCAAGGAAGACGGAACTAACCCAGGACAAGAACTAGCCCGACGGATTAAGGAAGACTTGGACAAGGCTACTATCGTCCAGTTGCCACCCAATATGGACGTCAATGAGATATACTTGCAACTCGGCAAGGATTGGTTTACTGAGAGGTTGGCGGCATGAGTACATTCGTATCTTTGTTTGCCGGTGTCGGTGGCTTTGACCTTGGCTTTGAGCAGGCTGGTCATACTTGCGTAGGTCAAGTGGAGATTGACAAGTACGCACAGAAGGTTTTGAAGAAGCATTGGCCAGATGTGCCATTGCATGATGATGTAACAACCGCAGTTGAATGGGCAAAGGAGATTGATTTAATTGGACGAGTGGACAT